CTCGGGTAGTTACCCGTACTGCGTTGAGGCTATCAACCGCGCAGCCATGCGAGACGGTCGTCTTGCGGATATGGTTGGCGACGATATCGCCTACGCCATAGCCGAAGGCACCGACTTACTGACTGGCACCATTTACTGAGGTAAACCCTATGAAACCTGTATTCACAACCAAGCACATAGCCCGAAATGGCATGGTCCACCGCAACATCGAGACCATTAACAGAATCATTGTCCATTCCTCAGCCACGCGAGCCGAGGTAGACGTTGGACGAGACGAGATAGACCGTTGGCACCAAGAGCGCGGTTTTGTGGCTGTAGGCTATCACTTTGTAATCCGGCGTGATGGCTCTATCGAAAAGGGCCGCGATATCTCGTATGTTGGAGCCCATGCAAAAGGCAGCAATCTCGACAGCATAGGGATATGCATGGTTGGCGGACTGGCTGCCGATGGTGGTGCCGAGGATAATTTCACGCCTACTCAATTCAAGGCGCTGGTGTCGCTGATTGATTGGCTGCAAGAGTTCATTCTCGAAGTCCCGGTCGGTCAAGATGAAGTCGTCATGGGTCATCGTCAGGTAGGCGCTACGCTATGTCCGAGCTTTGATGTCCCGGATAAGCTACGCGAGCTACGGGCAGCGCCTGAACCGTCGCATCACCTGAAGGCACGTGAGTTAATGCGCGAGTGGCGTCGACTGTCGAACGAAGCCAATGACATAGATTTCGAGATGCGCCGTGTCCAGGCCGAGCTTGATGACGTTCTACAGCGTGTGGAGTGGCTGAAAGATGACTGAGGTTGACCCAGCGTTTTCGCGATATGTCAAGCAGTTGGACGAGTTCAGCTGTGAATTACAGGAGCTACGTAGAGTCCATCGCTTACTGCGGACTCAGCACCAATCAGGACAGAGGCTGTCTGAGAGTGATGGCGATTTACTGCGTGGTGTCGATATGTACCTGGAGGAAGTCCGGGCTCGACTAATCTAGTACCCTGCCCATACCCCTGCGAGCCGGGGGTATGCTCGGAAGTACTACCATGAGGGATGAACATGAACAGAAACAAAGCGCGTGCTCGCGTAACCGCTGAGCGTACAGGTAAGCCGCACCTCTATGTCTACAACGGGGTGAAGTTCACCGAGTGGCTGTGGGAAGGCGTGTGCTCCGATGCGGAGGCTAACCATCTAGCTGCGTGGTGTACCCGCATGGACCGTATCCAGGGGTACGCCCCGGTGGGAGATATTGATGAAGACTACAGTTAAGAAACGCTCGGCAGTACTCAAGGAAGTACGCGAGCCGAAGTACAGGCAGCGCGTGGAGCGTGACCGCACGAAGTACACGCGCAAGGTGAAGCATAAGGGTAGTGACCAATAGACTGGGACTATCGAAGAAGCCAAAGGATAGACTATGGATAAACTTAAGTTAGACCTACAGTTAGCCCTAGAACGCTCTAGTATCGAGCGAGGGCTGGAGCGTATCAACGCTCAAATAGACAGAGATGCTAGGGCAGGCATGGTTCACCCCGTAGGTGCACGTATGCTGGACGCTGCGGTTGAAGGCGCTACTGCCTCCATCCGTGAGCTACAGGCAGAAACCCAGGCAGCACTTGAGCGGTCATGGGGTGGGCAGAAGGGCCAGAACCCGGCTTACCGTCTCCTGATACTCAGCTTAGATGCTGAGGTACTGGCGTTCCTAGGCGTACGTGTGGTGATGACCGCACTCAAGGATGAGCGACGTCTTCAGGACATCACGAGTTCCTACGGGCGGGCTATTGAGGACACACTGTGGTTGTCTGAGGTGTCCGAGCTTGAGAAGGACGCTGCACGTGAGCGTAAGTACACACCACGTAACCGTATACCTCACCTGAGACAGTCACTGTCCAAGTACGGTACCCGCGTGATAAAGCGCTGGCGTTCACGCCTTGATGACCTACCCGCTACAACATGGGCCGCTAAGGACCGTATTGCTGCGGGTGGTGCACTCCTGGCACGTGTGATGCCTCACCTCAGTGGGATGGTGTCCCGTGAGGTGGAGCGTATGCGTAGTAAGAACGGTCAGATTCAGGAGAAGATTCTGATACGTGTTAAGTCTACGTTTGTGGAGACACTCTCCCAGGAGGCTGGACGAGCCGCACTCATGCGTCCCATGTTCTTACCGATGGTAGTCCCACCACGTGATTGGGACCGTGGTGGTCGTGGTCTACAGGGTGGCTACGTACAGCTGCGCGCTCATGGGTTGAAGTCGCGAGCTGTGACTCTTGATGAGGGTGACGACGACGTGGGTAATACCCAGGTTGAGGACTTGGGTGAGGAGCACCTCCAGGCGCTCAACGCTATCCAGTCCGTGCCGTATGTCATCAACGACTACACACTGACCCAAGCACTACGGGCGTTCGAAACTGATACGGGACCGCTGCCATATGAGCCTGAGCTGGCAATGCCAGACCGCATGGGGGACGAGGAGTGGTCGAAGCTGTCACGTGAAGAACGACTTGAGCCACTAACCAAGCGGCGTATGGTCTATGACCACAACAACCGTCAGGCTGAGGCTAAGTTGGCTCACACCCGAGCACTCTCAATCGCTGATGAGTTCCGGGATGAGGAAGTCATATACTTCCCTCACGCGATGGACTACCGGGGCCGCTTCTACCCTATCCCACAGGACCTGCATCCGCAGGGCCCGGATATGGTGAAGTCTCTACTGAAGTTGGGAGAGTCCAAGCCTCTCGGTGAGCGTGGCCTGGTGTGGTTGGAATGCCACACTGCCAACACCTACGGGCTGGACAAGGAAGACCGTCTGACTCAGCAAATGTGGACCACCGCTAACTGGGACCGCATCATGCTGGTAGGTCAGGACCCTTGGTTGGACCTTGAGTTCTGGCAGGGGGCCGATGAGCCGTGGCAGTTCCTGGCTGCGGCACATGAGATGTACCTGGCACACTCAAGTGATGACCCCGCGAGCTACGAGTCGAACCTCGTGGTGTCTGTGGATGGTTCCTGTAACGGACTGCAGCACCTCAGTGCTATGGGACTTGACCCCGTGGGTGCTAAGGCTGTGAACCTGATGAGTGGACCACGTCAGGATATCTACCAGATTGTCGCTGATAAGGTGAACACACTACTCAAACCTGACAGTGTGTGGGTAGGTAGAGTCAGCCGTAAGACCGTGAAGCGTGCCGTGATGACTACACCTTACGGCGTGACCAAAGCGGGTATCGCGGACCAGCTTAAGAGTGATGGATTCACTCGTGGGATGGAGAATGAGAACGAAGCGGCGAAGGAGCTCCGCGACCTGATTGTTGAAGCGCTCGACGGCACCATCGTCAAGGGCGTGGAGATAATGGGGTGGTTCAAGGAGTGTGCCGGGATGCTGGCTAAGGATAACCGTGGTATCTCCTGGGAGACACCCACGGGTACTGTAGTCAGTATGTGTAATCGCAAGCCACGTCAACGTAGGGTAATCACCCCACTCGGTGAGATGTATGTGGCTGATGACCCGACTGCTAAGGACGAGATGAGGACGTCGAAGCAGTCCAACAGTGTGGCCCCTAACATTATCCACTCGTTCGATGCGGCGCACCTAGCCAAGGTCGTACTGGCGTTTGATGGACAGGTCTGTGCTGTACATGACAGCTTCGGGACACACGCAAGTGACGTGGATGCTCTCCTGGAGAGTACCAAGCGTGAGTTCATAAGCATCTACCAGGAGGACTGGTTCACAATCCTCCGTGGAAGCATAACGTTCCACTCTGGGAGGCCAGCTATACCCCAGTCACCCGAGCGTGGGGACTTGGACATAACCAAGGTAGCTGAGTCCGACTACTTCTTCGCGTGACCAATAGACTGGGACTATCGAAGAACTACCACAACCACTCAATCCCGAGTGGTCCGAACCAAACTGAAGGAAGACAATATGTCGAAGCCAATCAAGTACCCTTTCATCGTTACCCCTCGTGCATTCGCTGCGTTCACCTGGCTTGATAAGCCGGACACCGCATTCGGTGACGAGAAGTACAAAGTGACGTTGGTATTTAACAAAGATGACCTGACCGAAGGCCGTATCGAGCGGGGCTCCAAAGCCCTGAGTGGTTCGGAGTGGTTCAAGTACATCATCAACCTGTGCAAGAAGCACGGTGTTGCACACAAACCTGGTGAGCGCGGCTGCCCTATCAAAGACGGCGACAAGATGGTCGACAAAGAGGGTAACCCACGCGAGCAGTTCGCTAACTCCTGGGTGATTCAACTGAAGTCTGGCTTTAAGCCTGACCTCCTGGACACCAAAGGTAACAAGCTACCGTCCGACGTTAACATCCTGAACGGCGACGTCATCAAGGCGCTCATCGTTCCTGCGTATCGTAACGTTAACGGTGCTGACTATCTGTCCCTGTACCTCAACAAAGTAGCACTCGTTGAGAAGCGAGTTGACTCCAAGCTGGACGCTTCTGTGTTCGGTGAAGAGGATGGCTACGTTGTACCACAGGACGAGATGGCAACTGCCCTCAGTGACTCGGACGTCGCTGACACCTCTGACTACGTGGAAGAGGACGTTGACTTTTAACGTTGAGATTCCCGTGACCCCGGTACCTGCGGCTAGACCAAGGGTACCGAGGTTCGGGAAGCCCTTTTATGTTGGGAAGTACAAAGACTTTCGCTCTCAGATGGACGTGTGGGTTGCCGACCAGCAGCCCACCGACCTACTTGAGGGTCCATTAACGGTACACGCTGAGTTCATATGCAAGAGACCAGCTAAGCCAGCCAACCCGTACCCTATCGGGGACATCGACAACTACTTGAAAGCCATATGGGACAGTCTACAAGGTAGGCTGTACTTCCGAGATGATAAGCAGATAGAAACGGTCCACGCGACCAAGCGATTCAGCCAGAGCGCGAACCCCAGGATACTGCTAACCATCGAGGAGACCTAAGATGCCAGCCGCTAAACCAGAGCCAGCTGAGCCAGTACAGATTCCGTACATCGGCCGTAACGGACGTCCACTTCACCGTGTGACCGAGAGCCAACGCCGTTGGTACACCAAGAACATGACCGAAGCAGAAGCCAGTGAGCTGATGCTTTACTTCGAAGAGATTGAGTCCCGCGTCCAGCACTACCAGTCTGAGCGCGTAGCTATCCGTTCGAAGTCGGTCAAGCTACTGACCTTCAGTGAGGGTACGCCCATTGAAGAACGTCAGTCCCGATTGAAGGAAGTCGATGACCTCCGTGCTCAGTACGTTGAGTACCTGGAGAACATCGTCACACTTAAGGCTACCGTGGTGGAGTACACTCCGGGCGAGCCATTGACATTAGAGCCGTTACTTTAGGAGAGAGCTATGTGGGTAGCCATTGTCTTGTTTTGTGCGGGTAACTCCGCGTTAGCTAGTATGGACTGTAAGTCTGCCGTAGTAGACCAAGTACTTCACCCTACCAGGGAAGAGTGCATCATCGACACAATGCGTAAAGCATCTATGGTCAACCAGTCAAACGGACCAGTCTTGGCAGTGGTTGTCCCAGGTTCAATCTGCATGAAGGTACAGTGAATGAGTCAGTTCAAAGAAACGAAGCTACCATGCGAAGACTGCGGTTCATCAGACGCACGTGCCGTCTACCATAGCGGCGTATCAATCTGCTTCAGCTGCGGGGTACGCCACGCCCCGGAGACTGAGATAGCGAGCAGTGGGAAGCGCGACTTCGAAAGGGGTCGCGTTGTCCCATTGACCAAACGTGGCATACGTGAGGAGACCTGTCGTCGTTATGGGTATGAACTCAGCGACGACAACAAGTACCAGATAGCCCCGTACTACGATACGAGTGGCAGACTGGTGGCGCAGAAGCTGCGTACCCGGGACAAGAACTTCAGCATCACAGGCGATGCAAAGAAGATGGGTCTGTTCGGGGCGCAGCTGGCGCGACGTGGTGGCAAGATGATTGTCATCACCGAGGGTGAGATAGATGCCATGTCTGTCTCGCAAGCGATGGGTAACACATGGCCTGCTGTGTCGTTACCCTCTGGTGCACAGAACCTACAACCTTTGAAGGATTCCCTGGAGTTCCTGGAGTCATACGAGAAGGTGGTCCTGTGCTTCGATAACGATGAGCCCGGGCATACTGCAACTGAAGCAGTGCTCGGGCTGCTTTCGCCTGGTAAGGCTTACGTCGTGGACCTAGGTGATTCCAAGGATGCCAATGAGTTGCTTAAGGTTGACCCCGGCAAACTTCGGCAAGCCATATGGGACGCCAAAGAGCACAGACCAGACGGTATCGTTAATCTGGTCGAGCTTAAGGACCGCATCGCGGCACCCATTGAGAAGGGCATTGACTACCCTTGGGATGGCCTGAACAAACTCACGTTTGGCTACCGTCCACAGGAGCTGGTCACGTGGTGTGCTGGTACAGGTGTCGGTAAGTCTGCCGTCGTCAGCGAACTGGCGTATGACATGGTCGTCAACAAGGGCCTTAAGGTAGGTCTCATCTACCTGGAGGAGAGCTTAGAGCGCACCGCCCGCAGGCTCATGGCTATCCACATGGACAAGCCTATCCACTTACCTGGTGTTGAGCCTACGACTGACGAGTTCGACGCAGCATGGGCTGCAACTATGGGTACTGGCAATGTGGTGGCTTGGGACCACTTCGGTTCCGTTGATGTCGAGCTACTGGCTAACCGTGTTCGTTGGTTACGTAATGGCTTCGACGTTGACGTCGTTATCTTGGACCATATCAGTATGTGTGTGTCCGGTGCCGACCTGGATGCAGACGAGAGGCGGCTGTTGGATGTGGCTATGACCAGCCTACGGTCTCTGACTCAAGAGACAGGACTGTCTATCCACAACGTCAGTCACCTGAAGCGGGGTAACGGTACGCCACATGAGGAGGGTGGACACGTATCGCTACAACACTTACGCGGCACGCAGGCTATCGGTCAGCTGTCGGATGCAGTTATCGGACTTGAACGTAACCAACAAGCGGACGGTGAGGACAAGAACCTTACCAATGTCCGTGTCTTAAAGAATCGCTACACTGGACTCACTGGTCTGGCGACACAGCTTCGATTTAACCCACTCACACACCGCCTAGCGGAAGTTAATGAATGGGACGAGGCGCCAACACAAGTAGTAAACGGAGACTTCTAATGAGCATGTACACTTCACAACTCGGTCTGGTTCGTAAGATTCTGGACACCAACGGTTCCATCTCGAAGCTGGAAGCCAGTCATCTCAACATCGGTAACGTCAACGACGTCATCATGCGACTACGTAAGACTGGTATGTTGATTGAGACGCAGCGGAAGGTTGACCCGATGGGGCGGAAGTACACGAGATGGGTTAAGGTTTATGCGTAAGCGGCGCGGTCACCTACCCGCCGACACCCGGTACTCATGCAAACTAGCTGTCGAACTCGCAGCCGAGAGTCCATTCCTGGGACGGCTCTATCAGACGATACAGGCAATAGGTACCAGAGCTAACCAGCGAGGTACTGAGTTCGACCTCTATAACCGGGGTGTTAAAGATGGTTCGCTTGAGAAGGCCGCACGGCGCGTGTACTCCATGATGGAAGCTACCGACTTTCGGTGTCCATGCCTGGGTATTGAGTATGACATCACACCCAGGGATGGTCGCTGTGGCGGGCAGAACTACAGTCCATCCATCGACCGTATAGACCCCACTAAAGGCTACACCTGGGATAACGTGTGGGTGATATCCTACAAAGCTAATTCGGTCAAACGAGATGCAACTGAGCGAGAGCTATACGCTGTGGCGGACGCTGTTTACCGAGAGCGTATTCAACGAGAGATAGGAGACATAGATGACGACACTAGTATTCGACATCGAAGCGGACGGGTTACTCCCGGAGCTAACAACGATATGGCAACTGACGATAGCGGAGGAATCATCTGATGGAACATGGCAGTATGAAAGTTATCATGGACCCAGCCTTCCTGATGGTTACGAGCGTCTGGCTCGGGCTGATACTCTGGTTGGCCATAACCTCATCACGTACGACATCCCTGCGTTATCCAAGGTCAACGCTTGCAATCTCGACCTTCATAAAGTGGTGGATACTCTCGTGCTTAGTCGGCTGGGTAATCCTGAAAGGTCTGGAGGTCATTCTCTAGCGGCCTGGGGTGAAGAGTTCGGTGTCCCTAAGCCAGTACACGAAGACTGGTCGCAGTGGTCACCTGAGATGGAGCACCGCTGTAAAGAGGACGTCCGCATTAACGTTCTCGTATGGGAACGACTTAAGCCTATGCTTGAGTTGATGCCTGAGGCTGTCGAGATTGAACACAAGGTAGCCATCAGCATCGACCGCATGTGTACTGACGGTATAACCTTTGACGTCGAAGGCGCACACAAGCTACTGAATGACCTGCTCAGTGAGGCGGAACAGCAGCGAGCCGAGGTCGACGCCCTGATGCCCTGGGTCTACAAGCCCAAGGGTCCAGTGAAGGCACTGAAGGCTAATCCTAACCGTTCACACTGGGCGCACGGTATCCTCGATGCTGGCGTCCAGTTCCAAGAAGTACAGCACGTCAAGCTGAGCGTTGGCTCACGTCAGGATGTGGTCCGCTATCTTAAGGACACGCATGACTGGCAGCCACAGCAATTCACCAAGACAGGTCAGCCTGTTGTAGGCGATGAGGTGCTCCGGGAGCTACCGTATCCTGAAGCACAGACACTGGCTGACTACTTCAAAACAGTGAAGGTACTTGGCTACCTGAACGGCGAGCCTAACAAGGCAGGTCGTGGTGGTGGCTGGTTACATCACGTCACAGACGAGGGTAAGTTACATGCGAAATTCATCCCACTCACTGCTGTCACTGGAAGACCGAGTTGCGTCAGTCCTAATCTTCAGCAGGTTCCTACGGAATCACGAGTCCGGTCCCTATTCGGACCGCGAAGAGGATGGAAGCTTGTCGGTGTCGACGCGGACGGACAGGAACTTCGCTGCCTTGGACATTACCTTTCCCGATGGGACGGTGGTGACTACGGTCGTGAGGTCACCGAAGGAGACATCCACACCCGAGTCCAGCACCTCATTGGATTCAACTCCCGCTCCATCACCAAGAACGTCGAGTACGGTCTCATCTACGGTGCGGGTAATCCGAAGCTGGGCTTCATCGCTCTTCAAGATGCTATCTCAGCGGGTAAGACCATAACGGGAGACCTGGCTAAGGTTGGTGCCAAGATACGCAGTCGCCTGATGAAGGGTATCCCTGCTCTCAGTAAGCTGATTGACGCTGTACAGTCCAAGGCAAAGCGTGACGGTAGGCTGAAGGGTATCGACGGCCGTACGTTGTGGGTACGCTCGGCGCACTCAGCACTCAACCTGGTGCTACAGTCCAGCGGTATCATCCACATGAAGAAGGCCATCGCAATGATGGATGACGCCCTGCTGGAAGCTGGTCTCGTACGTGGTGAGCACTACAACCTGGTGTTGTGGGTCCACGATGAGCTCCAGTTCGAAGTGATGGAGGAGCACGCTGATGCACTCGGTAAGGTAGCAGCATCGGTGATTGAACGAGCCGCCCAGGAGCTGGGCTTCCGCGTACCTATGACGGGTACGTATGACATTGGTAACAATTGGAGTGAGACACACTGATGATAGTCACACGTAGGTCCCCTCTCACGGGGGTTATTCGGACACGCAGCTTGCCAATAACAGACCAGCAGCTGGTGAACTGGGAGGGCGGGATGCTCGCACAGGACGCGTTCCCTCAGCTGTCAGCGGATGAACGTGAGTTCATCATGACGGGCATCACACCGGAGGAGTGGGATAGATTCATGGGAGGTGAAGATGAGTAAGGCAGTGTTAGACGCGGACGTCATCGCGTACATGGCCTCGGCTGGTGCTGAGGAAGAACACGACGTATGGGGCGAGGGTCACACCAAGTCCCAGTTCGAAGTGGCGTGTGAACGCGCCGACAGTATGATTGAAGGTTGGTTGGAAGTAGCTGAATGTACTGCTCCCGTACTCGCCTTCAGTGGACCCAGCGCCAGTAACTTCCGACGTGGGGTCCACCCTAAGTACAAGCACAACCGCACGGGTGAGAAGCCCGAGCATTACCATGAAGTCGTGGACTACATGATGGAGGCTTATGTCTTCGTTGAGCAGTACTCTGTGCTTGAGGGTGACGATATCCTCGGGATGCACATGTCTGATGGACTGACCTCGGTGTCTACCGATAAGGACCTTAGGACTGTCCCGGGTAAGTTCATCCGCATCAAGTACGACGGCTCCCATGACGTGTACAACAGTACCCTAGAGGAAGCCAATCACTTCTGGATGTGGCAGACGTTAACAGGAGATACCGTTGACGGATACAAAGGATGCCCCGGGTGTGGGGCGAAGGGCGCGGACAAATGTCTTCCAGGTGTCGGTTCGCGTCTCGACCAACTGTGGCACGCCGTCGTTCAACGCTACGAAGAAGCGTGGCGTAACCCCAAGCAGCGCGACAAGTTCCTCACCGGACACCCGGAGGACGAGGCGCTAATGAATGCCCGTTCCGCACGTATACTGCGGTCATGGGATGAGTACGATGTTGATTCTGAGGAGGTAAAGCTATGGAGACCGTAGACAAGTTCGGTCCTAACACGAGTGACCCGGGTAAGGCGCTTAGGTTTAACCGGGGTAAGACTCCGTTGAGTCACATCCTGGACTTCCCGCGCTCTATGGGTGCCCTCAGTGAAGTCGCAGAGTACGGTGCCAAGAAGTACGACCGTGGCAACTTTCAATCTGGTCAGCGAGCCAGCGTCACTATCAACTCCATGCTGCGGCACTTGTTTGCCTGGTGGAAGGGTGAGGACTACGACAAAGAGTCGGAGATACATCACCTGGCACACTTCGCATGGAACGCTATGGTCCTGCTGGAGGATGCACTAGCAGACCGAGCAGGTGACGACGACCGCACCTTCACACCATTAGGTTGTGAGGGTCCAGACTATGACGGGCAACTTACGCCCACCCATTTACGTGGAGAGATTGATGAAGGTAATTGACTTTAAGAGACCTCAAGGTCACCAGAAGTATCTCGCCTTTGTCGTGTTCAAAGACGGTACTACAGCCGAGCACATCATCGAGGGTATCAACCCCGAGGAGCACATCGTCTGGCTGGTGCACGACGATGACGCGCTGACTATTCTGTCGACGTCCAACATCAAGTCCATCTCCGTCGAACCAATTAAGGAGCTGCAATGATGGGTCCATCAACTGAGATAGGACAGTGGATACACCAATGGAAGTATCGCCAGAAGGGTGAGGACTTCCGCGAGTTCAGCAACCGCGTGGCGGGTGCACTCACCGAGACCGAGGAAGAGTTCCGTACCTTCCGCGACATCATAGCTGACCAGCGGTTTCTCCCAGGCGGACGAGTTCAGTCCGCTGTGGGCTCCGCCCGACAGGTCACCCCGTACAACTGCTTTGTGATGGACACCATCGAAGACAGCAGCAACAGTATCCTGAATGTGCACCGTGACGCCTTCCAGACCATGCGCCTGGGTGGTGGTGTTGGCTATGACTTCTCTAACCTGCGGCCCAGTGGTGACCGCATTCACACGCTGGACAGTCAAGCATCTGGTCCGGTGTCATTCATGGGGATGTTCGATGCCGCCTGTAAAACTATCTCGTCTGCTGGGCACAGGCGTGGTGCTCAGATGGGTGTACTCCGCGTTGACCACCCAGATATCCAAGAGTTTATCCATGCGAAGCAGAACAGCACGAACCTCACCGCGTTCAATATCTCGGTGGGTATCACAGACGAGTTTATGCGTGCAGTACGTAGCGGTAGTATGTTTACTCTGCGCTTTCAGGGTAGCCCTAGAGGTGAGGTACATGCACCAACACTCTGGGAGCAAATCATGCGTTCCACGTGGGACTGGGCTGAACCTGGGGTCCTCTTCATTGATAGAATCAATGAGCAGAATAACCTCCGGTACTGTGAGTACATCGCAGCGACCAACCCATGCGGGGAGCAACCGCTACCACCCAACGGTGCATGTCTACTCGGCTCGTTCAATCTGGTGAAGTATGTCCGCTCCCATGAGGACGGAGGTACAACCGGACTACACTTCGACTGGCACGGTATGATGAAGGATGTTGCCCCTGTGGTACGTGCGATGGACCGCGTGATTGACGTGGCTACCTACCCACTACCCGCGCAGGAGAAGGAAGCTAAGGACAAGCGGCGCATGGGACTGGGCGTGACCGGACTGGCTAATGCTGGTGAGGCACTGGGCTATCCCTATGGCTCCAATGACTTCCTCAGGTTCACCCGAGACGTCATGCGTCTACTCAGGGACTATGCTTATGTCGCGTCTACAGAGCTGGCACAGGAGAAGGGGTCCTTCCCGCTCTTCGAAGTGGACAAGTATCTTGCCAAAGGAACCTTCGCATCCAAACTCCCCATGTACATCCAAGATGGAATCAAAGAGCATGGAATCAGGAACTCCCACCTCATCTCCATCGCCCCGACCGGAACCATCTCCATCTCAGCAGACAACGTGTCCTCTGGGATTGAGCCCGTGTTCTCTCTACGATATGACCGCACGATTCAAACCGAAGCTGGTGCCCGAGTCGTCCCTGTCATTGACTACGGGAAGCGAGTCTGGGGAGTAGACGGTAAGACGGCTGGGGAATGCTCAGCTGATGACCACCTGAATGTACTTCTGACAGTGCAGGACTACGTTGACTCAGCATGTTCCAAGACATGTAATGTCTCACCGGACATGCCCTGGGAGGACTTCAAGGCTATCTACATGAAAGCCTGGGAGGGTGGAGCTAAGGGTTGCACCACGTTCAACCCAGGTGGCAAACGCTTTGGTGTGCTGGTTGCACCGGAGAACAAGGAAGCAGAGGAGCCACTGGCTTGTTATGTGGACCCGGAGACGGGCGAGCGTAGCTGCGAGTAGAACTTATGGGGACCTTCGGGTCCCCCTTTACCAATAGACTGGGCCTATTGAACAGGAAGGCAAATGAAACAGATACCTAAGTATTCCAAAGAGTTAATCGAACAGCTAAACCTAGAGGTTCAACCCCCGGAGTTACCTAAGTCACACAAGGGTTGGGCCCAGTTAAACGAAGCTGAGCTACGCCGGGGAGCCTACATCGCAGGTAGACGCTCCCTTGTCGAGGAGCTACTGGCTGCACTGGAGGAAGACAATGGCATTGACAGTGGAGCACATGGGACCGGAGAGTCCTCTATGGGACACAGCACCGGACCTTATCAACCAGTGGCACCCACACGTGTGGCCGAAGGTTATTCTGAAGACGGCGACGATACCATTCTGCGTACAGACGACTTCGGAAACCTCTACTACGACTGAGCCTGTGGCGTTCCTTTGGTTCACCCAAGTAAACCTTTCACCTAACATCTACGAGCTACATATCTGCGCCCACCCTGAGTGGCATGGGCGCTGGCTGAGGCTTCACATTCTAGTGGAGCTACTTGGCTACCTGTATATCGACATGCAGGCAGATAGAGTCATAGCTCTACATACTGACCCCGGTCTCCGCCGGATACTCAAGCGCATTGGCTTTGAGACTCATGGGTCATTCACCCACATTCTGAATATGGAGGAACCCAATGGGATTCTTAGCCAGTATCTTCGGAGGTGGGGATGATGACAGACCAGCTCCAGCACCAGCTCCCGCACCCGCACCAGTAGCACCCGCTCCCGTACAGGAGAAGGTATTGGAGGAGCCTGTGGAGGACCGGACTGACATTGACCCTAACCTTGACCAAGCACTGAGTAGTGCTAAACGTACACGCAAAGCACTAGCCGCACGGACTGGTAGGTCTGACCTCGTAACGTCCCGGACTGGTGTGAGTATCGTGGGGAGTAAATCATAATGGGCGCAGTCGCAAGTATCTTTGGTGGTAAGCCGAAGCCTAAACCAGCTCCGCCACCACCTCCACCTCCACCTCCAGCGCCGCCACCACCCCCACCACCAGCCCCGGTGCCGCCACCTGAGCCGCCACCTAAGACGGAACAGGCAGGAGCTACGGCTGCTGATGGTATGACTGCACAGCGCCGACGGGCCACGTCCCAGCGCTCGCAGCTCCGCAGCCCGGGGTCCACAACCCGTGGTGGTATCAACATCCCAGGAGGAAGTTAGTCATGGAAATGATGCCTATCTTCGGAGCTATCGGTTCAATCTTCAGTGCCTTTGGTGGTGATGATGAGCCAGCTCCAGCTCCCGCCCCAGCTCCCGCCCCAGTGGTTCAGCAGGCCGCACCGGAGCCTGTTAAGCAGCCAGAGGTTGCACCCATTGAGAAGGCACCGAAGGTCAACCCAGCGGCTGAGACCGCAGCTGAGAAGCAGCGTAAAGCAGTGGTTGCCCGTCGTGCTAAAGAAGCCAAAGCTGGCGCTAACACATCCAACACCCGAGGTGGTGTATCCATCGTAGGAGGCTAATATGTCCCTGAAGGACCGCTACGAGAAACTCTCGGTCCATCGTACGCAGTTCCTTCAAAGGGCACGGCACAATGCGATGTTGACCATCCCATCGTTAATGCCCCTTGAGGGACACGATGGTAAGTCACACTTGGTAGAACCCTACCAATCTCTAGGCTCCGTAGGAGTCGTCTCCCTGTCATCCAGGGTTACGATGGCGCTCATCCCCGCTGGTCGCCCACACCTTCGTCTCGACATCCCACCCAAACAACTCCTTGAACTCGACGGAGAGGTCCCACCTGAGGTTGAACAGAGTCTCGCCAAGGGCGAACGCCTCGTTCAGCACGGTGTAGAACGCGCTAACTGGCGCGCCTCCACTCTCCAAACGACACAGCAGCTTATTACCTGCGGGTCTGTCACCGAGCAGTTCATGCCTGACAATACAATCCGCATCCATAGACTCGACCACTTTGTGTGGCGTCGTGATGAGCGCGGTCGTGTTATCGAGTGCATCATCAAGGAGTGGTGGGACAAAGACGCGCTACCAGAAGGTGTGAGTGCGCCGGGGGATGCAGCAGCCAATTACCCAGGCCGCTCGGGTACGTCCGAAGACGACGTGTGTGTCTTCATTGGTATTCGTCTGATGACCGATGGCCGTTACCGTGTCTGGCGTGAGTCAGAGTTCGGTACTGCCTTTGGTGAGTCTGACGAGTTCGAAGAGGACCTGTTACCGTTCTTGTTCTTGACGTGGGCCCGGACACCTGGGGAAGACTACGGTCGCTCCAAGGTCGAGGAGCACGTGGCTGACTTGCGTTCACTGGACTCGATGTCCAAGCAAGCCCTAGAGCAGGGCGCTATGGCCGCCATGAACTTTGTCATGGTTCGCCCAGGTGCTACCGCTCAAGGTGTACGTAACCGCATCACCCGCATCTCTAATGGCGACGTCGTACTCGGTGACCCAGAGTCCGTTGAACTCAAGCAGTTCACCAACGGTGCTGGCTACCAGGTCACGGCTGATGCTATCCAACGACTGGAAGAGCGGTTGTCCCGTGGTTTCCTACTGTTGGCACCTGGTCAGCGTAATGCTGAGCGAGTGACAGCTACGGAGATTAAGCGCGACATCGAAGAACTAGAGTCGGTACTTGGTGGTACGTTCTCGTCCATCTCACTTGAGATGCTGGAGCGTCGAACCATCCTACTGCTAGAGCAAATGAAGGCTCAAGGTGAGTTCCCACAGGTAGGTAAGGATGAACTACAACCTACTATCCTGACGGGACTAGAAGCTCTGAGCCGTGAGCGTGACGTTGAGCGTGGCATTCAAGCCGCACAGATTGTTGCCCAGTTCGGGGAGCAGGGACTGATGCACATCAAGTTCCCGGTTGTCCTGAACAAGATTATGACTGGACTCGGGTTCCCGGATGCAGTTAAGGGACAGGAAGAAGTGCAGGCTGAGATGCAGCAGCAACAGCAAGCACAGCTCGCACAGTCAGTGGCACCTGGGGTAGCCCAGGAAGCCGTTAAACAAGCCGGAGCCGGAGGAGGGCAGGATGGCTGATATCAAGATTGAAGAACTGGACCCTAATGCTGGTCTCCGTCGTCTGACGGGGGACACTGGGGTATTCATTGGTGGGGACGGTAACGACCTCACCGCCGCACAGCAGCGTTATGAGGCTCAGCAAGCGTACTCCAATGGTAACGCTACACCTGAGCAGGTCCAGCTGCTTCAAGACTTGGACCGAGTGCTACAGGGTGCATCACGTCTGACACCAGTTCAGACTGCACCACCACCAGCACAGCGTCAGTATCCGCCAGCCCCAGCTGCTCCGGCAGCTCCGGCTCCTGCACCTGTAGGTGGGTCAGCCTTGGCCCGTCTACGTGCTATCCAAGGTCGCTAATTGTTCTGAGGAGGACATCATGGCTGAAGAACACATCAATCCAGAAGACATCCAAACCGCTCCGGTAGATACCGCAGAGTCACTGGGTGTCGACCAGGCTTCATTCGATAAGTACTACAAGGAAGGCAACTTCAACTGGCAGGGTTACTCAAAGGAACTGGAGTTCAAGATGAGCCAACGGGCTCAGACTCCAGAACCACAACAACCCGAGCCGTCCCAGGAGCCCCAGGCGGACAGTGCGCAAGCCGCTGTTGAGAACGCCGGGCTCGACTGGGACACCCTCTCTTCTAAGATAGCTGAGAGTGGTGAGCTGGAAGCCGATGACTACGCCGCATTGGCTGAGTCTGGTATCCCAGAAGACATCGCTCGCAACTACGTCCGCATGGTCCAAGCTGACACTGAGTCAGTCGTAGCTGATGTTATGGCTAGGTTCGGTGGTGAGGAAACGTTCACTCAGGTCTACAACGGCCTGGTTGATAACGCTACCCTCGACGTCCGTAACAAGATTGACGAGATGCTACGGGACCCAATCACCCGCGAAGCTGGGATTGCCACCGCATGGCAGCACTCTGGTCTACAGAACCCAGGGTCAACCCCGGCTCCACCTCCACCACCAGCTGCCCCGGCTCCCGCCCGGGGAGGCGCCGCGCAAGTCCCACCATCTAGCGCTGGGTTTGGCTCGATGGAAGAGATGAGTCTCGCTATGCGTGACCCAC